TGCAGCACGGGCTGGGGTTTCAGCTCGTATGGGTTCTAAGTATGAGAACCAAGCGGCCATTCAGGCTGCTTATAGATCTTTGATTCAGAAGGCAATTCCAGCAAAGAAACTTGTTAACCTCATCAAGGGTGGATGCGAAGCTAAGATGCCTGTCTTTGATGCTCACGGTAAGAAAGTTTCTGAGAGGGCGGACTGGAAAACTCGCAGGCCTTATATTGAGATGGCCGCAACTCATGGCGGATACCATGAGGATAAGATTTCTGGGAACGTTGCAGGTATTCAGGTTGTTGTTCAGCACATAGGACAGAGGAATGGAAACTCCGAACGTACAGTTGAAGCTACAGCCAAAACAATCGGAACTTCTGAATCTATGTGAGGACTCTACCTATACCACTCTCGGGTATGGTGGATCACGTGGTGGAGGCAAGTCCGGTGCTTTACGAAGGATAATGCTTCTTCGTAGACTTGCTCATCCAGGAACCGCAGGGTTGATTTTCCGAAGGGTCTATGATGATCTTAAGCGGAATCATATTGATAAGTTTTTTGAAGAGTTTCCTCATCTGTTCAAGTATTATCGAGCAACTGACCATGAGGTTGTTCTTCCTGCTGTTGGTGATAATCCTCCTTCACGGATCGTCTTTGGGTATGCTGAAACGGAGACTGAGGTAAGAAGAAAGTTCCATGGTGTGGAATACATGGATATGTTCGTGGATCAGGCCGAGCAGCTTTCTGAAGTTGAGATGAAGGTCATGAAAACTGCTTGCAGGTGGCCTGGAGTTGGTAGGTACCAATGCAAGTTCGTTCTTTTCTTTAATCCTGGTGGAATTGGAATCAGCTACTTGAAGAGAATCTTCAAGGATGGGAACTTTAGAGAAAAGGAAAGGCCTGGAGATTACAAATTCATTCAGGCTTATGGCTGGGATAACATCGAATGGGCAAGGTCAGCTCTGATCGATGAAGGATTAGATGAAGAAGATTTTTACTCGTGGGATGAAGCTACGAGATTTAATTACTTCATCAATGAAACTCAATACGGGCAGGAGCTAGATTCTCTGCCACAAGCCCTCAGGGTTGGTTACCTGATGGGTTCTTTTGATACTTTTGCTGGACAATACTTCGAGATATGGAATGAACAACTTCACACTATTAGGGAAGATGAACTTGACATACAACCCTACCATCCGAAGTGGGTCTCCATCGACTGGGGCTACAACCATGATTCTGCAGTTTACTGGTGGGCTCAAGATGGGAACATTACAAAGACTTATCGGGAGTTGGTTGTAAGTGGTCATGGTCCTCGGGCGCTGGCCCAGGAGATCGTCGACCTTTGTCAGATGTTTGACGGTGAAGAAAAAGATGAGATCGATGCTATTTATATCAGCCCAGATACTCGGGCGAAGAGGACTACTGAGGATAGGATACATGACCAGATGTCGAAGGTCTTTCTAGCCGTTGGTATGCCTCGACCAAGACTTGCTGATGATCATCGGGTATCAGGTTTCATGCTCATGCATGAGATGCTTCAATACAATCAATGGAAAATAGGCAAGAATTGCCCAAAACTGATTGAAAACATCCCGTTATTCAGTCGGGATGACAAAAATCCTGAAGACTGTACTAAGTTTTTAGGTGACGATCCTGGTGATTCTGCACGTTATGGCTTGAAATCACGGTTTGGAGCTCGAGAAATCCCCAAAGAAGTACAGTTCACAGCTGTGATGAACAAAATTAAGGAAGCAAAACCTGATCCAATTGATTTAGGAGCAGTTCACACGTCTATGCACCTAGCCCACCTCAAATTTGATCAGCAATGGGGCCAAAAACACGCTCCTGTACGGAGAATTAGAAATTGGAGGAGAGGATAATGTGGTTCTTCCGCTACACAGCATTCCTCGAGAACCAGAATAAGATCCTCAATGAGAAGGTTGAGGCTCTTGAGAACCGAAATCATGCTCTAGTGTTGGAAATTCTATCCAAGGTTAGTATTTCAGCTCTCTCAGCTCCTGAAAAACCTGAACCAAAGCATAAGATGGAGCATCTCAACAATCGGGCCAATTGTTCCTGTGGATGGACCTACGTATCAGAAGATCCCGGACAACTACAGACTGCTATAGTTGCCCATTACCGTGAAATTCCCGCCAACAGAGGTAGAAAGACCTGGGCTCAAGCTCGAGTTGCCCTTGAAACTGCCGCTGAGGCTGAAACCAAGGAGATGAAATGAAAACAGGTGACATCGTAGTCTATACTGAGGGCGAACAGGCTTTCTTAGCTACCGTTCTCGAGGTTAGGGAACTTGACCACCACATGGGTGAGAAGGATGAGCCTCTGCTCCATCTTGGGTTCTTCGCCTCAGTCAACAAGCCAGGACCTGACGGCAAGCCAGCTCGTGTTTCTCTTGCTGGAACCCACGACCAATACAACCTGGCCCAATTTCGCTTGGATGTGGTTCATGAGAGTCACTCCTTTCCCGAAGAACTTAAACGGTCGGCCTATCCCGGAGGCCGCTGGAGAGGTCCCATTGCAGTTGCTGAAACCGTAAAGAATCTCGGTCTTGGCAAAGGCAAGAAGGAAAAATCAACCGAGTAGGAGGGACAATGGCGGGGACTTTATTTGGTAAGCCACGTTCCCAGGTCATTAAACACCCGGGAGCTTTAACCAAAGCTGCCAAAAAGCACGGGGTTTCAAAGTTACAGGAAGCAGAAAAAGAATCTCATTCCAGTAACCCGAGCATCCGTTCTCGAGGCAATCTGGGCAAACGGTTCATCGAACACAAACTCTCAAAGTAGGAAAGAAACATGCCAACTTTTAAGGGTAAGGACGGGAAGCCTCGCTTCTCGATGAATCCTCAAATGGGGAAGTCCATGTATGGAGACTCAACAGCTCCGGGCCTGGATCTCATTGGAGGAAAGGCTGGTACGGCCCCGGAGGCAGGACTCGACAATGGAGAGTCGGACTCAGTTGAGATTCATCACGGCGGGAATCCTGATGGTCAACCTGAGCCTCACGAAGGGACCGCTTACCACACCATCCACAAAGGTGCCGACGGTATGCCTAAAGATATTATGAATCACGACACCTACGACCAAGCCCAAGACCATATACAACAGTGTATGGAACCGGCCGAAGCCGGAAACAGTAATACCGACGACGGTGATGCCGATGATGCCCAAGGCGGGGGATCATCTAGCTATGAGTAACAAGGAGAGGAAAATGAAGAAGTTTCTTGGAAGTATCCTGGTAGCACTTGTTGCTCTGAGTCTACCACTGTCAGCTCAAAATCGTACCCGATTCGGTGGTGAATTTAATGCCAATGATTATGCTTTCGGAGCAGCTACCAATGTTCCTGCATTGACCATTGACAATAACATCACTGGAACCGGAAGCCAAACCTATGTCCTCCGCACCGGGTACATTGTACTTCCGGACGGAACCTTTTTCGTTCCACTGTTTATCAACGACTCGGTTCGTGTGGGAGTCGGGGCTAGCTCTGAGCTTGTTACCGTTACTTCGGTGTCTTGCTCAAACCCACAGGCCATCGACGGATGCAACTTCACTGCTTCCTTTGCTAACGCACACGGCGTCGGTGAAAGAGTCGCTTCTGCCACTGGCGGCCTATATGAGGCAATGTATGCGGCATGGATCTCAGGCGGCGGACTTGCCGACATTGATCCACGAACAGTACAACTTGGGCTTACCAATACCCAGCTTGCAGCTGCCCCCGTCTGGTCCACTGTGGCAATCAAGGATGAGCGTACCGTCGCTCCTACCTACTGGTCACCAGGACCTATCGCCTCCACCGCTCTTGCAACTCCAACAACTCTTACAGCACTTACTGCAGTTCCTACGTCTACGCCCGTAGGCGCCTACACCACCGGTACCTATCATCTCTGCATCAGTTATGTAGACATTATGGGTAATGAGGGGCCGTGTTCAGCTGACTTCTCTCAAGCTGGACTAGCCACTGGATCATTTACCTTCACTACTCCGGCAGCTTCAGCCGGCGCAGTAGGTTACACGATCTATATCTCACTCACTGGTGGCGCTTACACCGCCATGTATCATGTACCGCTCAGCGCGTCAATATGCACTTTGACTACAGTTGAGACGGTCACACCGGCCTGCGCAGTTGCCAATACCAATTACAACCAAGCAGGTTCTACAGCAGTGGTAACTGCAATCACGGTCAATACAGCTCAGTTGGCCATGAACAGCGCAGTAATTGGAACAACCACTGTGGTGCATGGTAATGCGATCGCTAAAGCCAGCTACGGGTATGTCCCCGGATCTAAGCTGGCTATGGGTGGAATTTCTGCGGTGTATTATCCAGCAACTGGAGCCGCAGCCACTTCAACCAACTTGGACACGGTAGCAAGCTTCGCCATCCCGGCCAACTTCATGAACTCTGTTGGAAAGTCCATCAGGGTCTGTGGACAGGCTACTATGGCTGGCGCATCAACAGCTACCATCCTTGGCATAAGCTATCAGTGGGATGCTGATGGAATGGATACTGCAGGTGCTCCGGTAATTATCGGAACAACCACGATTACTCCAGCAGCGGCTGTTGCTGCTTCAGTAGTTCAGTATGATTTCTGTCAGACTTTCACAACCACGGTAGTTGGAACTACAGTAACTGGCGGCACCATCGGGGTTGGCCCGGGGTATCTCAGCTACTCGGTTACGGCACCCGGCACAGTTTCTCAAACTGGTCCGGCAGTCACCGTGGGTACTGTTGGTAGCTTGAACTTCCTCAATGCAGCTAGGTTGCATATCTCCTTCGTCCATACAACTGGAACCGACGGCGCGGCAACGATTCTGCAGAATGCGACGATAGAAGTTCTCTAATGCCTTCAAAAAGCATTGAACAACGCGAGCTGTTTGCGATAGCTGAGCACCACCCTGAGAAACTCAAACCAGAGAATCGGGGATTGCTTAAGCTGTCGCATCAGCAGCTACATGAGTTTGCCGACACCAAAGGCTTAACGATTAAGCATGTAGGTGCTTTGTCAAAAGCTAAAAAGAAAGCACAAGGTAAATAATGGCTACTACTCCCACACTCACCGATCAGGCTCAAACACCTGCTCCAGTTCCTGTTACTGCCTTTGGCGGTAAGGAAACTCAGGGTATTGAGACGGATGTGCTAAAAGACCGTAAAGACTTACAGGAAGCTGCTAAGGCTCTATGTAAGTACTTCATCGGTTTAGATAAGTGGGTTAGACGTCAAGAAGTTGTTGAGGCTCGCCGTCAGAGATTTTACTGGAGAAATGAACAGTATATCTACTGGAAGAGTGACGCAGTTGGTTTTATCACCGCTCAAGGTGGACAATCCCTTAGCGTAGATAATCAAGAGATTCAGATCCCCAGATACACCGATGTTTACAACATCTACACTCCGTATGGAGAATCTATACTCTCTACTCTGATACAGAACAGTCCAGGAATCAACTGGCAGCCGCTGGATTCGGCTAATCCGAACGATATCACTGCCAGTAAGACGGCTGAAAAATATCAGCAGAAGATCGAGAATGATAATGACCGGAAGTCTATCCAATCGGATGTAGCTAGGTTCTTCTTTACTGATGGAAGAACTTCTCTTTATACTCGCCGTAATAAGGATGGATATGAACAAATCTCAGCGCATGGCGTCCTGGAGACTAAGGTTGTTCCGATCACGGCTAATTCAATTAAAGAACTTATCTCCTTTACGCTGTCGGATGAATTGGACATCTATCAGGCTAAGGATGAGTATCCTGATTATGCTGATAACATCAAAGAGAACTCGGCAACTATGGGAGAGTCTGCCTATGAGCGTATAGCTCGACTTGGAGTTCTGCAGGGTACTAAGATGCTCATGCAGGCTGGTGATGCATTCTCCCATATGGTTTCACGTCACGTATTCTTTCTAAGGACTTCAACATTCAGGAAAGTTGATGAGAAACTTAGAGACGAAATTAAATCACTGTTTCCAGATGGGATGAAAATCACATTCTGTGGAGATACGTACTGCGCCTCCGAGAATGTGGCCATGGATGAGCAAATTACAGTAGACTTTCCTACTCCTGGGGATGGCATGTCCCGTCCTAGCCTTGGCAAGCGGGTAGTACCATTACAGGATGTATTTAATGATGAACTCAACCTGTGGCATGAAGCCCATGATTACTGTGTACCAACCCTCTTTATGTACTCAGAAACTGGGGATATTGAAGCAGTTAGAGAACAGATTTCAGAGCCGGGAGGTATCGTCCCATTCTCGGCATTGCCGCCAGGTGCTTCATCCGCTGAATCTGCTTTTTATGCTGCTGTTCTTGAAGGGATTCCGGCCACCCTACCACAACTGATTCAATTCATCCAAGGGCCATTATCACAGTTTATCTCTGGAGCTTTCCCGGCTTTATTCGGCGGTGATACTGGAGATAATGATACAGCGAAGGGAATTTCTATCCAACGTGATCAAGCCATGGGTAGAATGGGTATTGCTTGGGGTGCAATTCAGAGATTGTTTGCTGGTGCTTATACCAACGCAGTTATGTCAGTGGTGAAAAACTCCTCTGCAGAAGACAACTTCTCATACTCAATCACAGATAAGACTGGGGCAGTTGCCTATGAGTCAATCTCTGTTGAGGATTTAAGAGAAGGAACTGCTATCTGTAAAGCTGATTCCGATGCCACATTCCCAGAGAGTACCAATGCAAAGAGGCAAACCTATCTTACTATGATGACTGCCGCTGAGAGGAACCCCATTCTGGCAGGAGTTATGTCGGATCCAAATAATCTGGAGTTCGGACATGACATCATCGGCTTAACTGATCTTGTAGTTCCTGGAGCGGAGTCAAGAAATAAACAGCTGATTGAAATTCGTCAGTTACTTGCAGAAGTTCCTATTCCTCCGAGTATGCAAGAAGTTCAGCAAGCTTCTGTACAGAATCCTCAACTTCTGGCAGCTATGACTCAATGGGAACAAGCCCCGGCTGGTCCTGATGGTAATAAGCCGGCTCCACCAATTCCCCCAGAGCTGTATAGTCCTAGCGTTAAAGTAGACCCAGAATTTGACAACCACCCAGTTGAGTATGCCATTGTGGCAGATTGGCTTAGTGGAGAGGACAGACGTAGAGAAGAACAAAAAGGGAATATCCAAGGTATTCAGAACGTGAGGCTTCACGGCCTTCAGCACAAAGCAAACATTCCTCCGCCTATGCCACCTCCCGCTAAAGGTGGTGCAACAGGAACTCAAGCTGCTGCTCCCGCACTTCATGCAGCAGCTCCTCAAACAGCATAAGGAGCTGATATGATTATCCACTGGTTGTTACTACACTTCTTT